CGAGCTGCACTACTTGGATCCGTCTATCCCTCCAACCCAATCCTATTCGGGTTGGTATGCAAACTGAGGCATTTTGTCACGCTAAATAATTTTCCAAAAATCTTGTTCTCGTGTCGGTTTTTGTGTCTTTACTTGTGCCTCTTTTCCGATTACAAATATAGGACACAAGCGACGCACGGGGCGACGCGAGAAACGAAAAACGGGAGTCGGCTAACTTTACCCGCCCGCCGCCGGGATGGGCTCCGGCTTTTCAAAGGTTAATTTATGAACAACTCAAGCTTTGAAGTGTCAATAAAGTTTGAAATCAATGAACACAAAGTATCGATGTCGTCCGGTTTGGATTATGAAAAATCAAGTGGATCTTCACACCGAGGTTTTGTTTTTGGCAATTGCGTCGTTGAAGTTCTCGAATCATTAAAGCCGCATTTTGAAGGCGATGAGTGGAAAAGTTTTTTGCTTAGTTTGTCGCAATTGAAAGAGAGCGAGAATCACTAAGTATGGCTTATCAACACGCCAGCCGCCGGGATTGGCTCCGGCTTTTTAATGGGGACAAATCATGAGCTATAGCAAAGCTTGCGAAATACTAGGATTCACCACGCCCAAAAGCTTGGAGCAAAACGCAGCCTTGGCAAAAAGTCGGCTACAAACGATGGCTGTCGGCTGCCCGCTTCGCTACGGCGTTGCCTGCTTGGTTTTGATTCGTGCTGCGGAGCAAACCAAATCATGAAATTAACCGAACTTATCCGCGATCTCGAAGCCTATCTCGAGCTGGGCGACGATACCGAAGTCGAGCTGCTCGCCGAGATTTCGACCGGCAAACCAACACAGATTATCGGATTAGTTTGCCCGCAAAAGCTTGGGCAGTCCAAAGGCGATGAGCCAGCAACCGTATATATTGTCGAAGGAGCAACAGAATGAGCGACCGCATCGAACGCATTGCCAGCCGGATCAAGACACTTGGCCAAGCCGCTAGGCTGTGGGATTGGATCGACCACCAGGACGAGCCAGAGCAACTCTGGGCCGCGATGGCCAAGGCGGCTCCCTGGTGTTTTGCTGACCCGACCAAGCCAAACAGCCTACGAACAATTCGAGGTATCTAATGCCACGACCACCGCACCCAACCCGGCCATTTGAGCCGTTGCCGACTCGAAACATCGGACGCATTTCGAACGAGGACTGGGAAGCCTACAAGGCGGCCGCCTACGCCTCAGGAAAAACGCTCAGCGAGTGGATCAGGGAAACGCTAACGCGAGCGGCTAAACGGCAGGCAAAGGCTTCAGAACAGGAATAGCCGGCTGGTATAGGTCGCACCGACCGGGCTGGCAGACGACGATTTCGCGAAATGGCACTTCGTCTGAGCTAAGCTTGCTTCCGTCCAGCAGGTTGATGCCAAAATACTTGGCCGGCTGGTAGGCAGTACAAAATGCCGGCTCTGTGGCTGCGGTTGGCCGAATTAGCCGCGTGCATCGATACACTTCTCGCTCCCCGTTGCAGCCACAGTCTAGCCTTCCAACCTTCTGGCCTCGGTGGACGCACGGTATCGGGGCTGAGTGCACTATCGACTTACGGGTTGTCTTTACCGTCGCTGTTGGTAGCCGTTTCTCTACGTATGGAACTGGCGATGGCAAACCTTGGCCGCAGCATTTAGTCCGACCGAAGTTGCCTGTTCGGCTTAGATAGGTTCGCTGGCAGGTCGGGCAGATTGCTTGGAACATTTTACACCAGCGGCAAAAGCTCGATGGTTACGGTGGTCGCTTTGCAAATGTCAAAATAGCCAGTGGTTTGGGCGTTAGCGTAGGTTGTGAGTTCGCTGAGTTTGAATGAGTCAGCTTGTCTATCAATGTTCGGCTTGCAGGTCGTCGCCCCGGCTTCCTGGCAGCCGTCCCAATTACAGCCGAAAGTGCCGTCGCTCAGCGTAGTGTCGCCAGTCGGTTGTAGGATCTTGATTCGCCGCGAATCTTGGTCGCACATATCTGGATTGTAGTTCGTCGAGTAGTCGCACTTATAAACGTTGCAACCAGGTTGTCCGTGCCCGATGCTGTCGGCAAGCCCAAGCCTCGTTATCGACTCATCTTTTAAGTAAAACTCGAAGAAGCCAGATGCGTACTCAACGTCGTCAGCCGGCGACTCAAACGTTAGCTCAACCGGATCATACTGAATCTCGCACCAATCTACCTCGACCGTCTTTGACTGGACGGTTGTCTCATCGTCGACTGGTTTTGTTGTGCAAATCCCTTCGACAAACGGGTAGGCATACTTAACATCGGTGCAACCAGTCGCGTCGTTTTCCATACTAGGGCAAGGGTCGGTATCAACGTCGCCATTCACAATTACCGATGAAATTCCACAAACATCGTCAAGCTCGAGCATTGCTCGGGTGATTCGTGGCTCCCCGTCGTTGTAGGTGCACGAGTCAACTTGCGTCCAAGTGTAAGTAGTTTCGGCTACGATGTTGACCGTCCAGGCTCCTTCGTGGATCTCAAACGGGCAGCACTCAAACGCATCGCAAACATACTCAGAAAATTCTTCCAGTTCCCAGTCGATGTTGCAAATCTCAAGCGTATAGAAAAGCACCTTGCGATTGATAATATCGACGGTGACATCCGTTGCGGTGATTGTGATTTCGGCATAGACGACGGTGATCGGCGTATATCGCTGGATCAGCTTTACGCCAGTAGTCCAAATGGCTGTAGATGTGGTCGTGCTTGCCGGCGGTTCGCACTGCCCAGGGCAATCGCCAGTCTGTCCGTTCTCGTCGGCGTAGGCACAGTCTGGCTCGACGCCGCCTAGCAAATCCGGCCCAGGTGCCTCACAGTCCCAGCACGTGCAATAGAGAACCTTGCAAGTCGAGGTAGCTCCGTCGCAATCAAGAGCGTTAACAGTCTGCCACCATTCAATCGTCTCCGACTGAGTTACCGGAGTACCAACAGAAACAGCCACCGGGAAACGAATTGTCCTTGAACAGTTTTGACCCTGAAAGGATCTTGTGTCGGGAAGCTTGACGATCTCATCGCCGGCCGTCAAAGCTGGGTCGGGATCGACGATAACCGTGAACTGATTTCCTGGATTATTGACGGTCGCAATTGTGTAGGTGACGCTATTGATCTGAACTTGCTGGCCAGCGGTGAACGTTGTCACTCCGTCGTGAGTGATGGTCAGCGTGTCTGTCCCGCCGTTGTATGATGTTGACACGACCTCGGGCCGAATCAACAAATCGTCATAGGTGCAATTTCCGCAGTCGGTGTTGACAGTGTACCGATAGCCTCTGATCGGCAAACTGCATGAAACGCACCCGCAGCAGTCGCAGCCAGGATTGTGCTTCTTCAATCCCATCAGGCACCGCAGTCTTCAAGAATGATGACCCACTTTCCGCTGCCGTACTCGCGAGCCACAAAGATATACTTGCCAGTATCGACCGATGATGACGCCACGTTGTAAACGTCGATTTCAGCGGCGTCCGCAAAGTCTTCTATCTCTTCAGCTACTCCAGGCTCGCCGGGAATATATTTGAGGGTAGCCTTGCCTTTTCCGGCTGTCGTAGTGCTTCGAGCGGTGATCGTCTCAGTTACATAGGCGATGTGGAGACGCGGAGCGGAAGGGTTGAATTTTCCTCGCATCTGCCCTTCAAGTACGAAGCCGCTTCGGCGTAGATATTTGACAACATCTAGCACCATCTTCGCAGTTGCCGGATCATACGCTCCGATCGAAACGTCTTCCATTAGTCCTCAAACGCCTTCACAATGCACTTACAGCTTGCGGTATTTGCTTTCATGTAAAGCGTTACGCTCGGCTCAAGGCGAAACAAAGCGAACTCGTTCGCTTCAAGCCGGCCACCGTAAACGCCTGTTGAGAAACCCCATTGCACATAATTTGTAGAGTCGATGTTTTTTAGGTAGCACCATCCTTCAGTACTCAACTCTGGAAACGTGAAAGACTCTTCCGACGTTCCGATAGTCACATAGCCAGGAGTCGGGCCGCCAGACGCGGCTTGCGTGAATTGAAGAGTACCAGTTGAGATGCTTTCGTTTAGGTTTCCGTTTGTTACTCGCAAAGATGCCGAGACTGTGATTTCGTTTGCCATGTTAAAGGAGTCCTAAGGCGTTGTAGGGAAGGCTGCCGTATCGTTGAACTTCAAGCCAGAAGGCGTTTTCTTTTTCAGTTTCTTCAGTGCCGTCTTGTTTTAGCAATACTGGACGCGTCATCGGCTCGCCAGCTTCATCGAGGGCACGTATTTTTTTGTTATCTTTTTTGATGTAATAGCCCTCGTGGCGAACTCTGGCATACCACGCTTTTGCGGGAGTTGTTCGGTAGGGATAGCGAAATTGAATTGATGCCGAGACATCCCATATTCCGCCGTTCTGCGAAGTCGCACTGTATGCGATGAGCCGTCCTGTTCCTGGTGGGTAGCCAAGAAACGTATCTGAGTTCGTCGAATGCCGATAAGCGTGAACAGCCGACGGTGAAAATGCTAGAAACTTGCGTTGAATTGTGACGACCTGATCGGCAATGTTCATTGTCACGCCTTCTATTGCTTCATTGAGCACGGTGACAATTGGATTCCCGTTCCAGTCCTCATCGATTGCTTGCTCGCTTTCAGCATCGCTCCAGGTGATATTTACCCCGCCGAAGTCGTTGTTTTCACCGCTGCCGCCTTGTCCGGTGTAGTTGATTGTCATCAAGTACATAATCGGCGAAACACGTTCCACGCTAGCCGATGCCGCATAAATATACGGAAAGTCGTCGCTGTATTGCGATCCCATTGCAGGTAGCCCAGGAGCGGCGTACACCTCATACAACGAGGTCTCTGGAACTGCCTCGACGACAATCTGATAGCCGACCTCAACGCTGACTTCGTCGGCACTTACAGAAGAAGAGAATCGCGACCACATTTTGTGAACGTCTAAAACAGCCATTTTATTTTATGATCTTAACTCCAAACTTCTTCTCTTCTTCTTTCGTTTGCTTGTGCAATTCCTCAAGCTGTTTCTTTTCAAGTTCTAGCTGTTGTTTTGTAGCTGTCCGATATGTTTTGGTGTATTCATTGAAGACGATTACCAAGTCTTCGACTGGCTGCCTTACTCTGCCTCTTGTTAGAAGTCGAGACTCAACAGCCTGAAGGTCAGGAGTTGCATTCGCAATGATTGCTCCACGACGATTCTCTAAAGCATCAAACATCGCGTTTACTTGGCTGCGTTGCGTTTCATTAACTGCAAACTTCAACGCGTCCTCTCTTTCTTTTTTAAGAGGATCAACGCCTCCTGGTTTTAATTGAGCTGCTATTCCGCCGACAATGTCCTGGATGATCAAGTCGTTAATTTTAGATCTTATGTTTTGATCGTTTCCCGCGGCCCTTAGCATATCTTCGTATTCTGCAGCTTTAGGGCTGGTTGCAGATGACCTTATGCTCTGATTCAACTTTTCGAGGATTCCAGGGATCTTGTTCCACTCTGGAACATCTATTGCAGCTTTTGCTCCAGCGGATCCAGAAAAGCCAGGATCAAACTTTCTTCCGGCGGCATCTATTTCTGAAGGCGATGGCAGCCGCATGCCAGGAACCATTCCTATTCTTTCAAGAAACCTTAAAACGGAATCTTCAGCAGAACTTAGCCTTTCTCCAAGCGTCATCCAGTCACGCTTCATAAACCCGCTAAACCAGGAAAACGCGACAGCAACTTCATTAATTCCGTCGATTAAAGGCTGAAAGTCTATCCGTTGCATTTCAGATAGTGTTTCTTCTAGCCAATTCGCAAAAGCCTCTATCTGCGGTGCCAGTTCTCCGATAACCGCTGTTTGCATTCCGTCAAACGCAACGCCCATCCTTGCGATTGCGTCATTCATCGCACCGATAGCCTGTACGGTTTGTTCTGTTGCTCCTCCATGAAGCAACTTGAAAGCCTCCATCGATTCCGCAAATTGTTGACCAATCATTGCCGGAGATAGTTCGCCGCTGCTCTTTCCAAGAACCTGAGAGGCAAGAAGCGATCTCTGGTTCATGTTTGGAATGTTAGATAGGGCATTACGCAATTCTAAAAACTGGGCGATTGGAGATTTTGACGACATGCCAGCGGCGTCCAGCCCTAACAGCGAAAACGCACCTTGTCCCTGAAAGTTTTTGCCACTGGCAATTTCAGCAACGGTAACGCGAAGTTTCCGAAGAGAAGCAATTGCCGTTTCAAAGCTTACGTTAGCTGCCTCTTCCATGGCAAATGTGAAAGCCTGGACGTCGGCTACCGTTTCGCCAAGTCCAGCAGCTACGTCTGCTATTTGATCGATTTTAGAAGCTTCTTCAATAAACGGGCTGACAAATCTTGTAGCTGTACTTACGGCACGGCTAAAAAGATCAAGGCCGTCGCGAACGCCAGAAATCGCCAGCGACCATTTTTGAAGACCACTGTTTGTAGCCATTCCGCTAACTTTGGACGCAACGGAATTAATTACGCTGCTCGCGTTGTCGATTGCGTTTATGGCTATAACAACGTCAGACATCGCTAATCCTTTGTGATCTCGTCATTAATGATCGACTGCTCGCAGTTCAGCATAGACCACAAAGAGACAAACCAAGCAGACTGATCTAGCAGCCCGCCGGCAACTGGCAAGAATCCTTTTTCAGCATGGCTTGCCATGTTTACCGCTCTTGCTAGATAAGGATCGACAAACTTTTTTCCGCATGTTGTCAATTGAAAATAACCGTCAATGCAGTGCTGACAGCCAATCCCATCGCACATAGGACATTCAATATCCGCCGGCGTGTTCGGTCCGATTCCGCTTTGGCACTCGTCATAGTTGCATCTTTTGCAAGTCAGCCCGTTTCGGATGAAGGCGGCGACTCTAACTTTTTTCGCTCTTCTGGCGTTAAGCTAGCCTCCAGTGTTGCGTCTCCAATAAGCTCCCAGCACTCACGTCGAGTTAAAAGATTTTCCGCTTCGTCAAGTGTAAAGGATAGCCCGCCCATGTTTTCCCAGCCGGCCAAAACAATTTCCAACGCGTCACGAATTAAATTAGCTTTTTCCGCGTTGCTACTTTGCTTTTGAAAGTCGCTTGCAATATCGCGAAGCTTGTCATCTTCTCGCCCGCTCAGAATTCGAAGCTTGAAGGTTGGCGGCGGTTGCTTGTCTCGGTCAGTTTTCAAGACGTAGCTATAAGTTCCGCCGCTTTCTAATTTTCTTGGCATACGTTAGCTGTTATCCGTAAAGGTGATGGAAAACTCTCGGTCGTCTGTTTGTGCGTTGCGGTTGCACTGCCACTCAAGCTCGTCAGTTACTAGGCGGTTTCGGTCGCCTTCTTGAATGTTAATGATCTGGGCTTTAGGTGCCGCGAAGACAAACGACCCGTTTCCAGTAGCACTGGCTAGCCCGATCGATAGCGATGCCTCTAGCCTGGCAAGCCAGTTGGTGTAGCTTGGCCGCGTGGCAACTAGCTTTGCCTCTGGGTTGGCGGTAACCATCGGCTTGCGGTTGGTGATGAGTGCCGAGTGAAAGCCGCTGGCATCCGTGGCACATTCACGCATCATAATTTCGTTGCCGAGGTCGATGGTTGCCGTCTCATAGCAAAGAGCGATCGAGTTGAAGCTAGCCTGTACGCCAGCCGCCCGCAGTGGCATTTCAGCAGTCGGCGTTTCGAATCCAGGATAGGTCGGGTCGATGATTGCCGAGTCTGTAGGCGTCACCCAAATCCCGGTAAACGTCCACTCGATGGTAGCTCGCTTGCCAGTTGCCAAGTTGATCTTGAACGTGCCAGCAGCTCCGCGAATCGACTTAAACATACCGTCCTGATAGCAGCCAATCGTCAGCGTCTTAACGTCGCTGCCAGGTGCTGCCGTCTTTGGGTACCATACGCCAGTATCCTTGACCAATCCGCAAGCTGGGAAAAACGTCGTCACCCATGATGGATCGCCGGTGCCGTCCCAGCTTATGTCTGTCTTGAAGCTAGCAGTACCCTTGTACCCTCCAGGCACGCTTGCCAGATAGCCAAACGAGCCTTGCCCTTCTCGCTCCTCGAATTCAATCTCGGGCTGGATCATGACATCGTAGGCATTGAATGCAGCCTCGCTAGCAGTCAGGGACTCAGCCGTCCCGACAGTCGCTTCGACTTTGGCGGCAAGCACTCTTTTTCGTTTTAGCAGCGTCATGATTTTCCCTTATATCTTGCCTTCCAATTCAAGTTCAATTTTGCGAATGCGACGATCAATTTCGTATGCGAACCGTTTTTTCGTTTCTTTAACAGTCGGTGCCAGGTGATTGTTTTTAGTAAATGCTCCGTACGCAGAAGGCCCTCGCAAGAGAATAATTGGCAGCCTTTTTTTGCCGAGTCTCTTAAAGGCGTGCCCCTTGAATCTTACTAAGGACACTCCAGGTTTTGGCCCCATAAACGCATGAGGAATCAAGATTGATTTTCCGGATTTTCTTACCTTGACTTTGACGCCACCATCTTTTTGCTCTGGCTTAAAATGCTTGATGCTATACCTGAAACCTTTTTTCAAAATGACTTCAGTTTGTGGCATTGCTGCCGTTGCCCGCTTTCCAATAATTCCTTTTTTTATTTCACGCTGAGTTAAATTCACCTCAATTGCAATTAGCTTAGCAATCTTGGACTTTGTCATTTTGGCCGTTTCATTGACGGCAACTGCTAGCTCTCTCTTTATTTTCTTTGCGTTGTTTTCTAGCAACGAAGAAAGCTTGCGGATCTTTTCTTTGTCAACCGAAATATTGATCATAGTCTCGTCGCGTAGGGATCTAGTTCAGAGACTCGGTATAGCACAGTTAGCGGCAGGTTTACGCCATCAATCCCGCCGTCGGCGTTGATAAGCTCTTTCGCCTTCCATGCCGCATCGATCGCGTTGCCATCAAAGGTATGCCAGGTAGCCGCTGGGATGCAGACCGCCTTTTGAACGTCGGCCGCAAACTGCGAAACCTCTTGATCAATCGCGGTGCTGCTGTTTTCGTCGGTAAGCAAATGGCAATGAATGTTGAACGTCAGCTCACGGGCAAGCCCGACTGGGTTGCCTGGATACATTAGTTCGTCAACTTCCACCGTCTCGCCCATCGTCAACACAATTTGCAAATGGTCTGGAGTAAAGTTGCCTAAGCGGGTCGGCCGTATAACCGATCGAACTTTGGTTTGATAGCTCGTGCTGCTAAGCATCAGTCGAAGCCGGCGATATAGTTCGCGAGCAATTCGCTCTTCGACTGTATACGTCAGCGGCATTCGAGCACCAGCATTCCTTCGTCGTGGCCAAGTAGCTTGAGGATGGAACGCTTGCTGGCCTGCTGGCCTACCCTGACAGCGAACTCTAAGGCATCGCCGCCAAGGTTTAGCTCGTGGCTTGCAATCCCAGTTTCCGAGTTGTTGGCAACGTGGATTTCAAACACAGGCAGGACAGAATCGCCATCCTCTGGCAGTACTGCAAGCTGTTCGCGAAGAACAACCGCATTAATCGTCCTTGCCTCGCCGGCACGCGGGTAATACGTAACCGGCTCGGCAAAGTCGTCGGCGTTGCAGAACACGCTATCGGCATCAGCCTGGATCGTGTCGTGCAGCGTCATGATTATCGCTTCGACTCTACGCGAACGTAGTCGATAGTCACCGCGTCAGTGTTGGAACTGGAGGTCTTCTGGATCTGGAAGAACGGTTGCAGGCTTCCGGTGGCTTCGCCCATGTCAAAGGTCGTCGAAGCTGCAACGCGATCGCCGTCGATTGAGAATCTCACGTCGTTCTTGCCGGCCGTAAAGTCGATGACGAACTCCTTATAGGTCGTCGCCAAAGTCTTTCCGGTTGCCTTGTCGTCCAAGTCTAAGACGTTGTCATCGGTCTCGACAACGACAGCGGTCGTCGAGGTCGCACCGACCATCTTGAACTGAACGTTGTTGGTGGTGCTGTCGGTGTCGTCAGCACGATTCGACTGCAAACCCCAAACGATCGTGGTGCCAGAGGTACAACCAGATACCTTGACGCGTGCTTCGTACCGCTGAATGTTGTCGATGTCGAAGCAAAGCTTGTTACCAAAGTCCAAGCAGACGTTTTGAACTTCGCCAGTCGATTCCAGCGTCAAAGCCACTTCGCCAGTGGCAGAAGGGGTCACGCTTGCGTAGGTCGGAGTTCCACTGGAGGAGGTGTCGGTCACCTTCCAGAAGCCTTCGCCAACCGTTGCGGCGTACGTTTGACCGCCGAAGAAGTCATCCTCAAAAATCGCGAAATCTCGAATACCAGCCATTTTATTTGAACCTTTGTTGTGAGTTGTTGTGTTGCCGAAAAGCCCGCCGCCCAGTTAGGCAGCGGGCAGAGAGTTAGCCGTCAGATCAGGCAGAGTTGCGGAACAAGCCACGCCAATCGATGGCCTTCACGCCGAAGGTCTGGCGAACCTTGTACTTGTAGGTGTCCGTCGCGAAGTCCCACTCGCTCTCGAGGACTGGCGATTCCTCGCCGCTCAAGAAGCAAAGTTCGACGGTGTCGATCTGGGCTGGGTCGGCGGCTAGATACCAGTTCGTGGTTGAGGCACCATCAAGCTGCGGCTCAACGATCACATTGAGCGAGCGAGCACCGCCAGGGCCGTAGATGTTGGCCGTGTTGGCGTTACCAGCAGCACTTCCGCCGGCGGCAGGGTCGGCAGTCGAAGCCATCAACTGCAAGGCTTCCGCCGAGTAGTTGGCCGGCACGATCAAGAAGCGAGGCACAATGCCGAGAATGGCATCGGAGCTGATGCCCTTTTGCAGCATCATCTTTTCGAAGCCAGTCGACAGCGTTGCAACCGCTGGAGCAGCAGCACTGCCCGAGGTGTTGTCGCCGGATGCGTGCGAAGAAGAGAACAAAGAGAAACCATCGCCCATGGTTGGGTTGCTGGTCAGCACTTCGTAAACCTTCTTATTCTGCATCCGCCGAGCAGCGTTGCCGTGCATGGCTGGGATGCGGCTGATGGCGTCAAGGTCATCGTTGACGACCGTTTCCCAAGACACGGTGAACAAGGCACCGTACTTTTGGACGCTGTAGGATTCCTTCGAATCGCCGACGCTCTTCTCGGGATACTCCTTGCCTTCCGGAACCATTTCCAAGTTAGGCGATTCGCCGAACCGGATACGGTGGATGGCCTTGAAGTCCTCAACGCTTGGAGCTTGGCGAGCCCATTGCGACCAAGAGTAGATCGCTTCGTCATAAGCAGCCAGCAACGTTTTGTTGGCGGCATCCAACAGCAGGTTGGTAAAGCTACCGGTGGTGTGATAGGACTCGGATCGCTTGATATACCGCTCGCTGATTGAGCGGTTGCCCATCGCCGCCATCGCGATTTCGCGATTGCTCATCCGCTCGACTGGGTAGCCAGCACGCGATAGGACAGCATACGCCAAGCGGTTGAGGCTCAAGCGTGCGAAGTCGTTGGCACCAGCAGCCGGGTTGTCAACTTTGTGTCGCTGAACTCGGGCACCTTGGTAGGAGCGAATCAGCAAGCCGTCGCGGACGGCGGCGTTAAACTTGTCATCTTCGGAAGCCGTGACCTTGATCTCGGCTCCACCGACCGTTTGGCCGATCTCTTTGGTACTCATCTTTCGAAGGATCCTTTCGCGGGCGTCTTCAACGGATAAACCGGAATCGCAAAGCTCGTCAGCAAAGGCCCGCTCAAGCTTGGCAAGTTTGCAATCCTGGATGATGGTCTTTCGCCGCTTCGCGTCCGCGGTGAGGTGTCGCTTGACTTCCTCTTCCACGTCCATCGTTTTGGCGACAGGTTCGGTGGCGTCTTCGACTGGCTTGTCTTCCATGACTTCGCGTTTCGAAGCCTCAACAGGCTCGACTGGCAGAGATGCCATTTCGTCAGATACTTCGCTCGCTTCTTCAGCGGCTTCGCTACCCATCATGCCGGCGACCCAAGCCAGGATCTGGTTGGGATCTTCCATGCCTTCGGGTAAGCCTTTCGCCTGCAAAGCGGCGAGCACTTGTGCATCGATCATTCGAGATGATTCCTTTCTTGCCGCTTCGAGATATGAGCGACGAACTGTTGAATAGTTGTCTGCCCCGCAAGCGACTAAGCTTGCATCCAAAGGCGTCCAACTCAGAACGATGTTTGCTGGGCCTTCAATGACGTTGCCAGCAGTTGTTCGGTACGTTTCGCCGCGTTGAACAAACCGCGTTTCAAGCGGTTCAGCGGTGATTGAGAAGTCTGTGAGATGCCCTTCAGAAAGCTTTGCGTAAGCTTCTTGCGATGCGGCATCCGACGCAAAGTAGGCATCGCCGCCGAACTCATCGCCGTCGACGTTGACATTGCGAAGGCTGCCGACGACATTGCGGATTGTGCTTTGATCGTGGCTATCGACGATTGGTAGTTGCGTGCGACCTGGCCGCATTCGCATCCCGTCCATCAGCAGCACTTCCTTGACAACCATTCCGCGATCGTCGTCGTAGCGAAGGACTGGCGTTTCAGTAGCAGTTACAACGCGAACTGATCGCCGAGTTGCGTCGGCGGTCGAGGCAACCACCGAGACTTCCCGCATGACGAGCGATGGCGTTTTGGCTGGCGGTAGCTTGCCCTTTTTCATGCGTCTACCTCGTCCATATTGGTTTCGATGGTTCCATCGCTTGCGTCGGCGATGAGTGCGTCGATGTTGGCTTGAGATAGACCAAGCGTTGACAGCAGCACTGATGCCTTGGTCGAGGTGATCGAGCCATCAACCAAGCCAGACAGAACGTCTTCGATGGCCTTGCCGTTTCGCTTCCATTGCAGGCGAGACAAGCCCGCCATTTCGCCCGTACCGACTGCGGCTTGCTGCTCAGCCGGCGGTGCCGTAGCTGCAATCTGCATCTCCTCAGGTGTCAGCAGTCCGAGTTGCTTGCGTAGCCGTTCTTCCTTGGCTCTCTGATAGAAGACAGCCCGATAAGATCTGCCGCGGCTGCCCAGCTCCGTCTGGTAGTCCGACATAAACGTCTTGATAGATTGCTCGGCTGAAGCTTGTTCCGATTGCGGATCGACCCATTCCCATTCTGGAGTCTGCCACTCCACTGGAGCGTACTTGCGACGGTCCTCTAGCAACTCGGCGGAAGTCGGGAACTCCTCCATCCCGGAGATTGCCGCAGCATCACAGAACGCGTCCCAGATAGGCTGGCACATGTGATTGAGCAGATACCGCTGCCACCGACGAAATCGGCGGCGGTCTTCTAGCTGAGAGGTTCGCGAGGAAGAGTAGTTGGTTTTGCTGTAGTCGCGAGCCACGATCTCGTAGCTAAGCCCAGTACCAACCGCGATGCCTCGAAGCATCAGGCTGATCCACGGTTCGCTAGCCGAGTTTGGCCGGCCAGGGTTGGCCGACTCAATCGACTCATTCGGCCGCAGCCTCATTACCATCCCAGGCTGTAAGTACTCGTAGGCATTCCCGTCGGTGTCGACGGTGTCCTGATCGTTCGGAGCAAGCAGGCTGCCGATGGGCGTTTCGCTTTTGATGGCGACAGTGAAGCACGAGGCAACAGCCGAAGCTTGCAGCTCGTTGTCGACGTATACGCCTAGGTCTCGCAGCCAAGAGAGGACGGGAGCAAACCAGCTAATCCCGCGAGTCTGTCCGATGCGGTCTCGGCGGAAGAGGTGCAAAACTTCGCTGGCTGGAATTCGCTCGGCGGTGCGGTGGACGCTGTAAATGCCGTTGGGATGATCCGGATAGAGCCAGTAGGCAATGGGCTTGCCAAGGTCGTCCACCTCGACGCCGCGGATGATGCGGTTGCCAGTTTCGCGGCTAACGCGAGCATGATAAGTATCCTTATCGCCGGCGAGCCGGTCGGCTTCGATAAGCTCGAGAGCCAATGGGACGGGCCGAAGAATCCCGCGATGGGTTTTGCTCGGCGTGCGTACTAGGCGGATAAGGACTTCGCCAGCCTCGACAATTTCTCGCTGGCAAATCGACTGGATTTCGTCGAACGTGTATTGCCCGTTGATGTCGCAGACTTCGCACCATTCCCGCCAGGCCTTGTCGCGAGCCTCGTTGGTGTCCTCGATGTCGTCGCCTTCGGGAGTCTCATAGGTTGACTGGGCTTTGATTCCGCAGCCAACGACGCTCGAAACGATGGTGTCTACCACGCCCCAGGCATAGCTGTTGTTTCGCACCAGCTCGCGAGCCCAAGCACGCATCGAGTCGGCACCAAACGGGCCCAGCAATTCCTGGTCTGCCGATTGATTCTTCGGCTTGCGGTTGGCGGTCAGCCGGTTTGGCTCGGCCCCTTGATAGCTGCGGGCGATCCGCCGAGCTTGCATCCTGCGAAGCTTGGCAGCCGGTGCAAAGACGCCGATAAAGTTGTCGAGAACTTCGCCGATGCCAATCATGCGGATGGTTTCCCCATCTTGGCGAGGCGGAAAGCACCGCTGCCGTTCTCGCGTTGAACGGCAAAGAGAAGCTGATTGCGTTGCTCGAAAAGCGTGTTTAGATCGAGCTTCGTTACGCTGCGGCTGCCAATGTTGTAAGACGAAGCACCGCCGGTAAGGAGTGCTTCGATTGCCGCGTCAATCTGTGCTAGAAGATCTGCTGCCGATGCCATGCCATCAAGATGGCAAGCACATGGCAATTACTATACAGCTATTTACAATTGCAATTGTAACGGACGAAAAAACTACGGGCCTTCTTGTGCCCAGGTGTTGCCGCAAAAGCCGCACTTGCAATATCGCACCTTGCCGTGCTTGGCGTAGACTCGGGAGTAGTTTGTTCGCGGTGGTCGCTTGGCTGCACACATGGAGCAGTCCCGAGGGACGAACTCGCGAGGCTTTGGCTCGTCAATCAGACGAACGTCCGGCGTTGGCTCAAGCCGTGTCTCCATTGGGATCTGCAGCCGATGTTCTCGCTTCCTCTTTGCCATTGTTTTCACCATCTTCGCTTAGGAATCCACCCTCCTGGACGAGAACGAAACTTGCCGTGCTGCCTTTGCTGCACTGGCTTAGGCTTTGGCTTTGGCTTGTCGCTGAGATGTTGCGGCGATAGCTCAACCTCCGAGGGAGCAATCAGTTTGATCCCGCAAACCTCGGAACATGCGGCAGCCATGTAGGTAGCGTCGAGCCAGTGGTTGTTTTCCGACTTGACGTTCCAAAACGTCTTTGCCCCTTTGCCTTCTTTGAATGAGGTAACTAGCTCTTCGGCCGCGATATGGTGAGCATAGGCTTGGTGCTTCTGGTTCCCGTCTAGCTCAAACAGCGACAGCGAGCCACGCCGCAGCATGTTTTGTTCGTCAAACGTCGGCGTCAAATATCGTTCGTGCACCCATTGCTTCCAATAGTTGGTGTCAAGCTCGTATAGCCAAAGTCCTTGAGAATCCAACCTAGAAGCGTGCAGATTGCTTCCGGCTAGCACGGAAGACGACGAGGTTTTCTTCGGGTAGTACGGGGCAAACCCTTTCGACGGGTGGAACGGCGATCGAACCTGCCGGCAAAACTCATAGGCCGCATTGGTGAACGTCCCAGAGTCAACTAGAGCGAAGTCTATCTGTCGACGCTCGCCGGCCTGGTCGATGTACTCTTTGGCCAAAATAGCGTCTCGCCATTCCAGCAAAGCCCGGTAGATCATCGGTTCGCTGCCTGCATGATCCATCGATGTGTCGGTGCCAGTAACCTCGGCCACTCCGTAATCGATCACAGCACCGCCGGCACCATTCCACCAGGCACATACGACCCAGTGACAACGATACTTCCCGAGGTCGATAGCCGCGGTAATCGCTGCCGTGTTCAACGGGCACATTTTTCGAGGCAGTCCGTTAACTCGGCTGGTAATGATCGCTGCGGTAAGCCCAGCTCCGACCGGGCCCGCCTCCTCCGGCGGGTCGTTGTCAATTTCTGTCGCAACCGCTTTTTCACCAAAATCGGCCACGCGGTTAAAGTACGCTTGAACGGCCGATAGTTCGATCGGTTCACCATCCGCGTGCAACCTCTTGTCGTAAGATTGTGCATTGGAGACGACGCAACCATCTTCGATGTTGCTTTTCAGGTCTCGCCAGAATCGAAACGCTTCGCGGGCGTCCGGGTCTTTCTCAGATCGGTTTTGCCGCATCTCGATGTATTGCTGAACCAAGTCCATGCGGTCGGGTCGCTTTACCATTTTTCGGTAGCGTCTTCCCTTCCAGGATGGCTTTAACTTTGGGTCGGTGTACCGATAGGCGATGCACTTGCGGTTTTGTGTTGTGCACAGCATGGCGCGGGAAATGCGGACGCCGCTCGGGCCGAGCCCTGCGATGTCTTGCTCAATCACCTCCTCATTCTTGGCGATGAGCGTATCGGATGCCGCTGCTTCTCGGTCTTCGATGTCGTCGATGATTGCGATGGTCGGTCGCTGGTCGCGGTAGTTGGTGCCGCGGATCGGTCCGTCAACGCCGAGCGAGGCAATGATCTGGCCTCGGCTTACTGGCTCGCTGTTCTTAGGCCAGTCCGCCGGCAACTGCCATCGTTCAACCTTCGGGAATATGAGGTGATCGGAAGCTAGCTCGATGTTCGTAAGCTGTCCACGGACTGTCTGCATGCGGGCTCGGCTGCTCCATCCGCCGACGGCTTTGAACAGTACTCCGACCTCGGGAAAGTCTGCGATCAGCAGTTCGGATTGCTGTAGCTTTTCCTTGATTCCTTTTAGCTCGTTCTGGGCTTTGCTCTGCGACTTGCCAATAACGATCGGAAATTTCGAAAGGCCTGTAATTGCCAGCCACAAAGCCACGAACAAAGCCAAGCGAGTCTTGCCTTCTCCGCGAGGGCCGGCGATCGCCTGGTCTCCGCCAAACATCGCGGCGTTGATTATCGACTGGATCATGTCGATACGGTCGGCGGTGAACTTTTCGTAGAACACGTCGGCGAAGTACGTCTCGAGGAAAAGTTGACAATCCGCCAAACAGGCCAAGCGACGGTCGATAGACTGCGGGCACGGGATGGCGATGTCTCGCTCAGCCGCCCGCTTAACCGCCTTCCGCTGCTGGTCCTTCGTTCGGTCGTTCAGCTCCGTCGATGTCGATGCCGCGGCTTGCGGCAAGCCTAGCAAGCTCTCCAACTGGGAGACGCTGAGCGAGTCCAAGAAGCTGTAATCTTCGGTCTTCGTCACTGCTTCGGCCTTTGGCCTCTAACTCCTCTCGCTTAATGTTTATTGCCTCTGCCTTGAACACGATGTCCGCGGCCAGCTCAATCAGCTTTGGGTCTCCGCTGGCCAACAACTGGGCGGCCGTTGCCAGCACCGATTCCCGCTGCTGTTGACTTACCGGCCAACCCTCTTTGATCGCTCGCGAATACAAACGCAACTCCTGCTTTGGCGTCATCACTAGCAACCGAAGGGAAGACCCCCCCTACCCCGGGGGCAGCCCGGACGGCCGGACTTTTTTTTGAAAAAGACGGCCTTTTCGCCGCCGCACTTGACCATATGGGGGGGGAGGGACCCACGGTTTTGGGGGGGAATTTTCACATTAGTTGCCGCGTCTGTTTCGCTACCAATCGGACTCGTTCGCCATACCGAACCGGCGTGATTTCCGTTCCACCGGCCGACCTAATTTCAACCGACCATTCGTATAAGCCTGGCTCGAGCGAGGCGGTATCAGTTCTGGTCAGGTCGATAAATAGATCCCAGGTTCCATCGTTGTTGTCGCTGACAGTGCCCTGCTTGATGATCGAGTTATCGTCATCCTTCTTTAGGCCGAGATAGGAGACGGCGGTGGCCACGGTGAAGTTGTCGACCTCATCGATAGTCCAGATGAAAGCTCGATCATTGGTCGCTAGGTAGTCGTCCCCGATGATGATCGGCGAGGTAATTACTCCCTCGGGATCTACTGGGCCGACGTGCGTGATGGTGCCTCCAGCTGCCAGGTCGTCGATCTTGTCATCAATACTATTCGCCGCTGCCGCTCCAGCACTTGGAGCGAGCTTCATTGAGTCGCGAATATCTTGCTGGGTAAGGTCGTGGTACTCGCTGATTGTCCCGGTTATCGTGCCGGTAACCACGGTATTCGACATTCTGACAACGCCAGTCCCGCTTTGCGTTAGGCTGCCGCGGATAAAGCAGTTGATCAGTTCCAGCGTTCCAGCAGAACACGTTATGGCACCGCTTAGCCCACCGATAACAGCGTCTTTAATCGTTACTTGCAAACCAGACTGGGCGACCGATACCGCTGGCGTGCTAATTCGATGCGATTGGATGTTTATAACGCCGCCGTCTGATGCTGCAATTAGCTGGCTGCCGCATGAAATTGATTCAGCCGTCAGCGTCACAACGCTGGATGATTCCATGTTGACGCAAACATCGCCAACAACGTGATGAGCTTTGACTGTTGCCGAGCCGCTTCCTTCAGAGGCAATTGCATCAGCTCCAGCAGATAGGAACTCGCAATCAACGGCGTGCTGCCCGCTGGTTAATACAATGCCGTCCGCCAGGCTTGAGTAGATAAGTTGCGATTGAACGCTCTGGCTGCCTCCGCTCAAAACCAACGCGTCTCCACCAGTTCCAGTGCTCTCAATCTCGCTCGCGATGATTGCATTGTGACCAGACGACAGCGTCAATGCTGCCGTCGAAGCTGATGTTTCAACATACCTGCCGCCTTCCATCTGCTTTAATTCGTCGATCGTTCCCGCTGTGTATTGCGGGATCTTGTTGTCAACGATCTTAATTGCAAAGGTTTGCTCGTAATCCGTGCCAGCGACCACGACCCAGTAATAACCGGACAACGCCGAGGCGTCAAACGTAGCGGTGTAGCTGTTAGCCGATCCAAGTTGAGCGACAGTTGTCGAATAGCTTGTTGTGTAGGTCGAGTTCCAGACCGTCACCGTTGGCAACGGCGACTGGTCGGCAAAGCTGAGGAACTGGATAACCATTAGCTTGGCTCCCAATCAAAGGAAGTTTGTGGCCATTGAATCGAGGCGACAACATCGCCGATGGCTGCTCCGCCTTTGACCGCGTCGGCAGCGGCTTTCTCGACGGCGAAACAAGCGTTTACGTACCAAGCTTGGCAAAGGTACGCCCGGACTACTTGCGTTGCCGATAGGTAGACTGGCTCGCCGTGCTTTGGTTTGTAGGGGTAGATCCCGTCCGGGTTGATGGCTCGGGCTGTGGCATCTTCCAGCAGCCAGCGGGTAGCGTCGGAATATCTAGCCAGCCAGTGGGCGGCCTCGTCGCGATGCGTGCTGATCGGTTGCTCGCCTACAGTTATCCCTCCGGTTTCTTTCTGCCAGCGTTGATTGCTGAGCCAATCAAAGAAGGCTGGCAATGAATCGGGCTTGGTCACGACCTCCCAATCCCGTTCGACGCGATCATCAAACCAAACCAGCTTCGGCTCGCAAGTCTGCGACCAGGTGTCATGGTCTGGCTTCGGTAGTTTGAAAAAAGGAATTGGAACTTGATCTTTCGGAACTTCATCGAAGCTCCCGTCTTCTAGCAGCTTTAAGCTCACTAGGCTTTTCGAAGGAATCAACCCAACCGTTTTGAAAATGTTTTTATCAGGTTCCATAAGCAAGCTCCGAACACCAAACAACTGCATGCCATCTCCACGTCTGCGACGAGACTCCGGTACACTCAATTTTCAATGCGTCGTTGGTGTCGTTTGCCGTTATTGAAATGCTCGTTCCGCTTGCTGTATCAGTTCCAATCGTTACGGGAGCGAAAACTTCGCTGGTTGTTCCAGCAACGTTTTTGATAGCGTACTGGCGGAGATAATGAGCGGAAGCACTGCCATCCGATCGAACGCCAGTTATTGAAATAAGAAAATGGTTTATTCTTCCCGACGGTATTGCGAACCTTTCGAGGCTAGCTGTTCCCCAGAGCGAAAGTTCTACAGAAGAATTCGTTGTTGTCACCTGCGTAAGCTGGCCAAGAATTACCTGCGATGCGTATGTCTGCTGACCAAAACAAACGACTCCGAACTTTCCATTCGGAGCGCAAACTCCTCCCAAACCTAACGCAAAAGACGAGTTTAAATTTGAATCAAAGCATCCGACTGCAGAAGCGTTAAATCCCGATACTGTACTATTGTAAATCCCGAGGGCCGATGATCGAGTACCAGATGTGCGAGAATTGCTTCCTGTTAAAAACGAAAAATCACCGGATGCAACACTCGCTGGATCGTTTGCATCGGTGCGATAAATCTGCAAATCAACGGCATATTGTCCCCGACGATTTCCACCGGAAAGCGTTCCATCGGGTTTCGGTCCTAAAACAAACCCGCCATTGCCTTTCGGAGTTAAAACAATAGGTGAATTGGTAGTCGTTGAGTTATTCCGGATGGTGACGTTTTCTTGCACGGCAACAACAGTTCCGGCTGTGATGTCGGTGGTAATGTCTCTTGCCGAACCGCCAGCGGTTGTGGAAACCTTAAACGTGTCTCCACTAATGTCTCGCACAAAATAAATCGTGGTTGTGTTAAGGTTTCCGCCACCTGTGAGTGTTGGGAATCTGACTCCTTGATTGGCCGTAAAGTTATGACCGACTGCCGTGACAACATCGGTCGAAGCAACGCCAGTACAAGCGAAGGGGACGATTTCATCATCAATGACAATCGCCGAGTTTTGCAGCGTGGCTCCGCCTGTTCCGTCAGCTCGAAGGATGGCGTTGTCGGTGCTGCCAGTCGTTATCGGATCACCGCCGACTGGGTTGCCGGCTAGCAGCAGTTCGCCGTTATCCACGGTCAAGCCGGCGTAGGCGTCCGCGGTGACATCAAACAGGTTAAGCTGAGCCATGCCAACAATCTGCGATTGATCATCAAGCTGTGCTCCGGTTGTCTGATCAAGAACAAGATTTCCGCTGTAATACAGCGTATTGCCACTACTTGTTAGGTCGTAGTGCTGCAAGTTTAAGTCGTCATAGATTGAAAACGCGGCAGCCTCGACGGTCTGCGTGGTCGACTCAAGCTTGGCAAAATTATCAACTAGCGACTGATTGCTAGTCGCATTGCCTTTAATCTGCGAGAACGGAACGTCGGCGAATCCCGTCATTTAGCAACCCTCTTAATCAACCCTGTTCGTTCTGTTTCATGTCGTAGCTTGCGGTTTGCCCGCTCGGGATCGTGCTGCGTCCAGGATTCGCGGAAATGGCTGGCACGCACTTCGCGATGACAACGGGTTTCGCGATCAAACCAAGTTGCCACCACGCCGCCGCAGTCTCGCAGCAATGTTACGTCCGGCTCGTTCTGCATCCGCCAAGCCTTCACGATCATCTTCCGCTCGACCGAATCCCATTCCCAGAAGATCAGCTGATCAAAGCACGGTTTCCCGGTTGCGTCGTGGAAATGATTCAGCTCGACAACGTCGCATTGATCGACGCAAGCTGTCGGCAGGAACATGGCAAGAGCGAGTAACGCTACCATCGAATCCTCCCAAGCAGCCAGCCGCCAAAGAACAACACGCCGGCAACAAACGTCGAATGGGTCGGGTAGTTGACCGCGTAGATATACATGATTTGCCAGCCGGTCGTCATGTCTTGCATCATCCCCTCGACTTCAGCAGTTCGACTTCGCGACGTAACGCAACCAACTCGGCGTGGATCTTTAACCGATCTTCATAGCAAAGCCGATTCCGCTCTTCTAGCTCGTCGATCTTCTGCTTCAGGTCTTTGATTTCTTGAGTTCTATCAGCATCCATCCGGCGGAATATCCAAACCAGAGCGGTAAGCGTCCCAGCAAATCCGACGATCAAAACGCCGACGAGGCTCCATTGGCCATCGGGAGAACGCATCACGCTTGTATCTAGTTGCGAGACTAGCCAACTCATCGCCCGCCTGCTTTCTTGTAGCTCTCGAAGGTCAACATGCCGTCGACGCGAAACCTCTTTTCGCCGTCGCAGACATCGAAAAAGGGTGTAGGAACCGGCCCGCTATACTCGACCTTTTTCACCGGCCAGCCTTTCTTCTCCCAGGCTGGGCGGTGCGTCATCCACCAGTAGTCGCATGGCGGACAACCAGGCCTCGAGAACATCACCACTTCGGGCTTGAGTTGCGAATCGTTTTTGCTGTCCTGGTCGACAACCACCGACGGCAGAGGCTCTGTTTCCTGCAGCGGCCAGTTGGGCAAGTTAGCCGCAATCTCGTCGGCTTCCTTCAGGCCACGCGAAACATCCAACCAGTGCCGGCAAGCAATCGGTACAAGCATTACCAAACAAATCAGCAGGAACGCCAGGAAGGCGTTTACTGATTCTTGAACTTGTCCGTCTTGTCGCTCTGCTGCCATCATCCGAAAAGGCTCCGCTTCGTGAAGTCGATCGGGACTGGCCGAGGGTTGGGCGATACCATATCTGAGCGACCGACCATCACCGTCCATTGATGCTGCAACATCTGATCGATGCAACGAGGTTCGACATACGCCCAGCCTTGCAAACCCCAGTTGGTTCCCCAAGAGTTCTTGAGCAACGCCCACCAGCCAGCTGAGGATTTAACGCCGACGTCAGCATCGGGAACATACCCAGCGAACACCACCGCATGCCCGCCGCCACCGCTCCGCCAGCTTGTAATACACCCGCGAGAGTCGGGTGTCATCGAGCTATTCCAAGCAATCCCAATCTGTACGATCCCAATCCCGCTGCCGATAAAACTGCGAACGTCTTCGGCTTTCTTGATGTCGGTCAGCGATCCAAGCTTGTAGATCGCCGCATCTTTCATCGCCTGTGTAATAAAGCCCCAACCTGGATAGGAGCGGGGGTATGGCGCTATCGACTCAAGGCAAATCCCATCCTTGGCCGCCTTGGTTCCGCCAGATAGCGTGCTGCCGCTATCGGTGCGAATGTTGTCGAATTGCTGCGATCGTAAATAAGCATACATTCGCGAAAGCTGCACGATTTCGCCGCCAGCAACAACGTGGCAATACTCAAGGCACTCACTCAACGAGTTGCCTTGGCAGCTCCCGATTGAACCTTGATTTTCTACACGTATCCAGCCATCGGTATAAAGCTTTGATCGTCGCGGGTCGACTCGTTCCGGAATGTCACCGGTCGAGGCATAGACAGGCTCAACCGAGGCAGCCGTGATTGCTGCTCGGTCTTCTTGTTCGATCGCATAACCGCCGACCAATTCCAACCAGTTCACTTCGCCGCCTCCTTTCGAAACTGCTCGGCAATGTCGCTAAGGAACTCAGCCGCTTCCGGCTTGAGGTTCACGCCGTCGCGAGGCAGCTTGGCCTGAAAGTAGGCATCCAGGATCGCTCGAGCTGTCTTGCGAACCTCGCCGGTCTTCGGGTTCACCTCGTCGTAAAATTGCTTATCGGTTTTTAGCTCGCCGCTGGCAACCTTCTTTGAGGCATCGGCAAAAACGTCCGCATAGCCAAGCAACTCAAAATCGAAGCTCTTGCCGACAACGCCGCTATCATCGGGAGTAGGCACAAAGCGAACGACCGACGGGGCGACCAGCATGATCAGCCCGCCGAGCATTGCAATAGCTATCCCGAGGGTGCGTTGGCTCACGACTTGTTGCCCTTGCTGAACAGTTCGCCGACCGCCTGCTTTACTGCGTCTTGGCCAGCCGTATTACGCTCGCCTTCGAAGTACTGGTAAAGCTCCTCAGCATCTCGCAACGCGTCCATGCGTTTGTTCCCATCGATTGCGTCCGTCAGCCTGCTGGTCACCGCATCCATCGACCTCGCAACAGTCGCCGACTTTGATCGTGCCCAGGTCGCCGCGATAACCAGCAGGCCGAGGAAGAGTACAACGCCACCGAGAATGGTTGTGATGTTTTCAAGCATGCTATAACGTCCTCAGGTCAACCGCATCTTCAATATGAAACCAGCCAGGCTCGTCAGCTTGTGCGACAATCGTCGGGCGAGTAATGCTCATCTGATTCCACCAATCCCAGAGCATCAAAATCAGCTTGATCAGCAGGATGATCGTGGCCACGTCGATCGTGTATTTGATCCCGCTCATCGTCGCCAATTCTTTTTCCGCTCCGAGCATGTCGCCAGCTTCCACCAATTCAAAGGCGTGGAAGGTCGAGTTCTGCTCGCAACCGAAAACGGATAGCTGATCAGCCGCCTCCATCCGCCTGGCCACTGGGTCGGTGGTATGGCAGTACGACTTGTAGGCAACGGTCCGGGCGATCAATCGATGAACTAAACTTACTCGCATGATGTTTCTCCTGTCCAAAACTTTATCCGCTGGCTGCTTGTTACGCCTTGGCCGTTTCGGTCTCTTTCACTTCCTTCAACAAACTTTCGATTCTGTTGCGATAATCCGCCAACCAATAATCGATCACTTCTTCCGTCCAGTAGCTTTGCCGACGCAATCGAATCAGCGGCGGCGGTACTAAGCCCTGCTTTAGCCACAGCGAAACCTGGTAGCGAGTTACGCCAAGCTTGCTGGCAACCTGCTTCAGCGAAATCAGCGGCGAGCTAGTCAAGGTCATCCTCCGCTAAACTGTTCAGGTTCCCAATCAACAGCAGTTCTTCGACCCAGACTTGCAAATCCACCGGGTCGGCTCCAGCCTCGACGCAAATATCGTAAAACAGTGGCTCAGCCAACTCCGCGTAACGTCGGCACTCGAACAGTTCATGGGCAACCTGGAAAAAGATCTTGCCATCGGTAGTCGTTCCGGCAGCCCAAACTTGATAGACAGGCATCGAGCGTTTGCGGTTCAAAGGAAGTGCTCCTCGTAAATCCGATAGCACTCGCCTTGATGGTACGCCCAGACTGGATTGTGTTCGACGCCCGTCCGCTCCCACTCCTCGTAGCTCGGAACATGGGCCCATTCGTGAATCAGCGTATCTATCGCCGCGTCTTCGTTCAGGTCTTTCCTGATCGTGATGCGGAACCGCTGATCTTCATCGAGCTGCCAAGTGTGACCAAAGTCAGCTTGCGGCTTGCGTCGCACCTGAACCGTAAACTGCGGATAGGCTTTGCGAAGCTTGCGAATCAAAGCGTAAAACCGCTTCATGATGCCCGCACCTTCCAGCCTTCAACGACCCGGTAATTCTCCACCGAGAACTCGCCGTTGTTCGAAACCTCCACGCATGCAAAACCCCAGTTACTCTTGGCGAAGCGGTTGTATTCTGGGTTTTGAGCACAAAGCATTCCGGTTGACCATACCGCTACTTCGCGGCCGAACATGTCAGGCTCGACGTGCGTCGATGTTCGATGAGAATGACCAACTAGCACGCTATGAAGCGTCTTGAGGAACGCCCCGCGGGCTGGGTTGACAGGAGCGGCGATTCCCTTCGCCAGTTCGTGGCCGTGTAGGATCGGCAGCTTGCCGGCCATAATCGGTCGCTGCTCGCCGACGACCTCAACTCCGACCTTCTCGGTCTCGAGAATGACTGGCAATTGGCAGGCCGGCAGGTCGAAGATTTCCGGAGCACGCTGCCAGATAAACTTGTCCCAACGCTCATCGTGGTTGCCGAGCTTGTAGACAATGCGAGCCTTCGGAAAGCACTCTCGCAGCCACCGCAAGCCGTCTATGCCGGATTGAACCTCCTCCTTGAACCGTCTGGCCTTCGGGTTCTTGTCCCAACGGGAAACCTGGTAGAAGTCCAGATAGTCACCGTTGATCACCAGCGTATCGACGCCTCGATTCTGCAAGGCAGCGACCGCGGCTTCCCAGGCCTTGGGCTGGTGGTACGGCACGTGCGTATCAGACAGCACGCCAACCAGCTTGCATCCATCGAGCAAAAAAGGCAGGAAGGGCTCGGCGAAGCTCGGGGGACAAGAAAGCTTTTGCCCAGCCCTTCCCAGCCTCCGGGGAGACGTGGCGTGTTTGCGGAACGTTTCGCCGGCATTGCCGCGTACCAGCCGAATCATCCGGCGGGCATTCTCAAGCGACCCGACCGATTCGGCATGATCAGCCTTCAGCCGCCGAGCCAGCGACAGGCTCGTAGCTTCCGGGAATCGTCGGCAAAGTTCCTCGGCATAATGCCGAGCTTGTGTCTTTGGCGGTGGCAAAGCATTGCTGCCCAGTCTGTCCCCGCTCTCCCTTGCGAAGCTAAATCCGTTGCCACAATTGTTTCACCGATTGCGAAGTAGGAAACCCCATTTCAGCCGATCTTGGAACAAATTTGGTCAAGCTCAACCGAGGACGTCGGCGATCGATACTGCAGCTCCGTTTGCCGTCGGCGGTGGTGGTTCTGGAACGCATGCTCGAAGCTCGTTCCACTGCTTGCCGTGCTCGTCGCAGAGGTTTCGCATAACCGTCGCTAGGTATTTCTTGGGGTTCTGTACCGATCCGCGAACGGCGATCCTGTCGCAAGCGTCGTTGACAGTGTCTCGATCGAGGAGGCAACCAACCCAGGCTACCTGCCAGATAAGCTCTCTGGAGAGTGGCCGACGGAGTCGGGCGAATCGGTTTGCCACTTCCACCACTTGTCCAAAAAACTCATCATCCTCCATCAACCCTTCCATCGAGCTGTCTGGTTGGGTGATGTTAGGTGATGTTATGTTCTGTCTGGTTAGGTTAGGTCTGGTTAGGTTGGGTATCCGGGGGATTCCCCCGACGATCTCCTGACACGCCGGGGGATTCCCCCGACGATCCCCCGACGCTTCAGGGGATTCCCCCGACGATCCCCCGACGTCAAAAAACTCCCTTTCCCTCTCGGCAATTTCCCTAGCGGAATCCTCGCTAGAGATGATCTCAAGCCAACCAACATCCGGACGAGAAGCCCATTCCATCAGCCGTTGGAATATGTCTTCGGGAAATCCTGTCACCCTTGCCAGGTGCGATAGCTTGAACGGGACGCCGCGGGAATTTGCCAGCAGCCCGCGAACAGGGCAGGTAGCAGCGAAGGCGGTAAGTACGCACCAGGCACCGTACATCGACGCGGCTTGGTCCTCAAACTCTTCGAGAAGCGTATGGTAGCCCGACGAGCTGAAATCGATCGGGAGCGAAACCCAAGCTAGTTTTTTCAGCTTTCTGGATTCGGCCCGCTCAAACGTCTCAGCCCATTTTGCGATTTTGTAGACTGTCATGACTCTTGTTTTCTAAAAGACTTTTCCCAAAGTGCTGCCAACTGTCGCTCTAGCTGATCGCATCGGCTGAGCACAAATCAAACCGCGTTTCCTCAATAGCCTGCTCGCAGTTTGCGATCCAATCACACGAATGATTCCAGTCGATCGTATAATTGAAATCGACTCCAACATGATGGATGTCAACAATGCCGCGATCATTGTTGTAAATGCTTCCGTAATACAGCTCGCAACTAGCTCGACGAGTGAATTCAAAAAACTGATCGTTGTCGAGTCTTAAAAGCAAGGCCTGGCAACGTTTGGCAAAATTCTCAACATAGGCATTCGTTGGGCGAGACGGCTTGTATTCAATGATGGTGTAGAAAGGTACTGCTACCATCAATTCGTGAACGAATATTGCATTCATCCTCCATCTGATAAAATCCGGCGTCCATCCATCGATACCAAACCCTTCTGGCTCGTAAAGAAATCCGCCGCCTACGCATCTAAAACTTTTTTCGACAAAAAATGGCCCTTGGTAAGATGAAAGGCGAGCGGTGTCTTCCGTATCCAACTCAAGCCATCTAGCAAACATTGCCTCGCACTTCGATCGATAGCGAATGCCTTTGTATTCCGTAGGCGTTGCTTTATTTGAAGACATATCAATCCCTTTCTTTTGAGTATCGCCAGCCATCTCTAAAACTCCTCCCCGACCAGAAAGTACAACCATCCGCCGCCGAGCTTTTTCGGTTGCTTTGCCGCGATCCGCCAGACCAGCATCCCGAACTTTTCGGCAGCCACCCGGATCTTGGCTTTCGCATCATCCTCAGCCAGCAACTTGCTGCCGGTGTGAATCTTGACCTCATGAGCTTCGATCGTCCCATCAGGTAGTTGAACGATAAAATCCGGCGTATAGCGACACGACCTCGCCAGCTTGAACGTCAGCGGTTCATAGTCCCAAGCCAGCAACTCACCGGCCAAGACTCTCGCTGTGAGTACGTCAGCATAGGCTCGCTCAGTCGCGTTCATTTCGCCAGGCTGTCGCCGGCCAGTCCGGAACTTTCCTCGGCCCCATCGACCTTTTGACATAGATAGACTCCTTTGTTGCTTCAGAAAAGCGTAAACGCATCTTCCTTTGGACATCCATCCCACAAAGATGCCGATTGGAATGATTCGATTCGCTCCGCAATAATCGCCATCCGCGTCGATGCGTTTGGCGGACAGTACATCCCAAACCGGCTATAGCTCGATGAATTTCGTACCGCATTCGTGCTGTCGGCACTTGCCAAAGGCAACGCGGTAAAAACTGCTGGGTCTAACATTCGCAACCCGTGCAGCTTGGTTCGTGGCCTGCCATCATTGCAGACGACTTTCATAGCTTCCGCCATGCGTCGCCACCAACGGTCGTTACCTACCGTCGCGTAAATGTCGCTTGAACCAATCGCAATGCGAGCCCAATTTGATGCGAGCCAATCAAGCCGATCTAAGCTTTCGTGCATGTGCCACACTGGAACGCCAATTGTTCCACGCAAGGACCGCTCCCATTCGTCGATTAAATCGTTGTTTTGTCGCTCGTCGCCGTCGATTACATCTGGAATGATTGCCCAATCAAACGCTGGGTGATGCTTCCAATCATCGACGAATCGATAGTAATTCAACCAGTCAATCGTTTTGCCTTGCTTCCACGCAGAGAAAGCCCCGTTGTCGATGCAAAACGATTGACACACTTCGGCCGCTGTTCCGATGTCTTCCGGTCGAAAAAACGAAATCAAGGCGTGACGATTCCTGAGGAATCTAGCAACATCTTCCCGTGTTGCTCCGCATGGCGTTCCGTGGTAGTGAATCATTCGACAACAACCAGCCTTCCATTTTGGCCATGCCGTCCCTTTACAGTTATCCTGCATTCAATGTTTAGCTTCTTTCGAAGCAGTTCCAAAACCATTTCTTGTGAAATTTGCTGCCCGCGAATCTCTTCGCAGATGGCTTCGATTTTTTCGCATCTGATGAAGTCTTTTGTTTCGATTTGCACGCTGTAATAATCCCAAACAGGTGCAAACGGACATCGTGCGTGGATCGTTGTTTTGTGCATTGCTTTCATAGTTAGACTCCTGTATCTCCCAACATTAGCGAGTTGCGTTGGTAGCTTCCGCCGTTAGGTTGGTAGCTTGTTTCCTTGATAGACTCCGTAAATGGATCGGGCAGGATTCGAACTGGCTTTAAGGGTATCCAATCCTTCTGGGTGTGCGGTCGTCACTGCACTTTTCCCCAGCGTGTTCCCACCACGCCGCCGATCCGTATGTTCTACGCACCCTAATAGCCTTGGTGCTCTGGCAACTTTACGTATTCCTCCGCAAGCATCTTGCATTGGCAAATGTCGATTTTGTCGCTCGGATCTTCCGCGATCATGTCGCGTCGTTCCTGCTCGGCTTCCTGTAGTGTGCGATGCAATGGGCCGTTACCGTGATTCTTGGAGTAGATATTGCAAAACGTCAACATCTTTCCGCATTGGCACTCGACCAACTCGCAACGCCTACAGACTCGGGGCGTAGAACAACGCGATGGACCCAAGCCCTCATCGTTGGTTTCTGACATTTTCAAATCTCCTTTCGAACTGGGTTATCCTGTGCGTTCGTCTCAGTCTTCCAAACCTTCTTTACACTTCTTGGCGATGTCGCCCATCGCTTCGCTTCGGCTGTCTGGCGACGACTCGTCGCATGTCGCCCAAGTGTGAATGATCCGCAGTGCCATCGCCATTTTTGCAAACCTGTATTCGCGGCAATCGCAAGCGAACGAATGCGTAACGCACCGCTTGGCTCTTGCCTTCGAAACCCTTGCTTCGTTGTCCATGCTTTCTCCTGGAACTATCCGGCAATTCCGGATGGTTGGTGGTTAATGGAAAACTGCCTGAAACTTCCGAACACGAAACCCCATGTCGTCAAAACCTTGCAATTCTTCAGCGAGTTGCTTCTCCAAAAAACCACCGGCGTTCATTTGATTGATAAATGACTTGACATCAAACATTGCAAAATCAATACATGTAAACACGAGCGACTTTGGCTTGCTTCCGTCCATTACGACAACTGCCGTTTTGGTAGTTCGAAACTGCTGGTTGTTTCCTAATTGCCAGGCTTGCGTTTTCGTGATCGTTTGGATTTCATCTGTAACAACAAAACCGTTAGACATATCCGCCATCTGGTATCCTTCCCGTGGTTTGCCGTCCAAGACTGGCTGATCGCACTTGGCACCTATGCTGATTGTTTCTCCGTCGATATTCACCCACGCCTCTTTAACTGGCAACGTCACCGTCCTGCCCAATACATGAAAAACTTCAGCCTCGCCTTTTACTTTGTCGGTTCGCCACAAATCGCCGGGCACCTTGCCATTCACCGTAACTTGCCCACTGACGCTGCTGGCCATCAAAAACAAAATCGCCAATCCTAACGCTCTCATGCTATTTGCCTTTCCAACAAAACTTCTTCCGTCCAAATACAACATGCTTTCCTCCCATTTTCTTGCCGTCGGCAAAATGGTTGCCGATCCGTGTCAATCAAAACTCGGTCTTGTGTTCGCCCTCAGCCAGCTGGCTTGAGATTCAATACATGCCGCCTTAGCCGCATCAGCCGCCGCCCAAGCCGCCGCCCAAGCCGCCGCCCTAGCCGCATCCCTAGCCGCCGCCCAAGCCGCCGCCTAGACGCATCCCTAGCCGCCGCCCAAGCCGCCTCCATAGCCGCATCCCAAGCCGCCGCCCAAGCCGCCTCCATAGCCGCCGCCAATTCCTCGTCGGTTGCGTTGCCGTGAGCGAATCGCTCAGCCACATCGATGGCGTCCTTGCTGCGCTGGTCTAACAGCAAATGCTCGATGCTCCTAGCACAATACAAGGCAAACAGTCGCAGCTCTTTGTCAGTAAGGACTCCTCGCCGCGTTGCCACCCAAACCATCCACTCTGGCGGCAGCTTGTTCCAAGCATCGAGCATCGATTCGCAATTCGCCAACGCCCAGTCACGACCTTCTTTGCACGCTTTGTATTTGTCGCAAAACTCTTCAATTGTAATCACAATAATCTCTCGATCCGTATGTTCAACGCATGCTCACGAAACAGATTTCGCGAGCATCACCACGCCGCCGATCCGGGTGATTTTGTGTGTT